CTCTTCAGGGAATATCAGGCGTGTCTTCAGTCGGGAAATGTCCTCTCCCCGCGCCAGTGTGTACGCGACCTGATCCCGAAACATCTGCATGATCGTCTCGTATGCCTTGCCGGCGCGGTTCCCGTTCTCGTCGTATATCGCTATCGAGCTGGCTGCATGGTCTTTAGCCCAATCTGCCGCAAAAGCATACTCCTCACTGATGCCATCTGCCTTAATCCACTTTATGAACTTGTTGTTGCCGGCCCAATCTTCAAGGTCGCCAAAATTCATGTCTGCAGCTTTCTTGTCAGAGACTTTCATCTCGGACATATCGCCGGTAATCATCCCTGCACGGTACGCTTTGGCTACGCCGTCGATAACTGCCGGCGTGGCAATGTCATGCAGGTAGTAGAATACCACGTCGTTGATCTTGTCGAAGTCTAACGGTGAAAATCCGCCGTATCCCGCCCGCAACTGAAGGGATACATCGCCGGATGGGTCTGGTGGGTCGCCTTCATATTTCAGCAATGCCGGCGACGAAGCCTTGATTTTCTTCGGGTTCAGTGCTTTGATTAAGTCAATGTCCGCATCGAGAAACTTCTGCAGGTCAATCTCATGTGATTTTTGTATCGTGTCGGCTATACCGTTTGTTATGTGGTTCACGATCTTGATATTCGCAACCTTCACATAGCGAGAAACGAGTGTGCGGATTTCATTCACCGCTTTCCATGAGCTTTCTACGCCGCTGACGCCGGCCCGAACGAACTTTTCCTGAACCAAAGTCCGCGCTCGTGGGGTTTCAAAGATCAGCTTCATAGTTCGATGATAAATTTGCGGCTTTTACTCAGCTCCTTCGGTGCCTCTTTTGCCTGAAGCTCTATATGCCCCTCGTTGCCACCGTCTTCGTCTCCGCCTTCCTCGTAATCCGGCAGCTCGCTTTCGTCGAAACCTTCGCCACCCTCTTCATCGCCGCCTTCTTCTGGCTGCTCACCGCCGCCCGGTGGTGCTCCCTCGCCGCCCTCGCCGCCCTGCATTGCCTGTTGCTGCTGCATCTGTTTCTCTTGCGCCTTCTGCATCAGAATGTTCTGCAGAACAGACATTGCCGTTGGGCTTGTTGGCAATGCGCCAATCAGCTTTATCTGACTCAGGATTTCTTCGTCGTCAATGCCCATCTCTTTCGCTTGCTTCCAGAGAGGTTCTTCATCGCGCAATGCGCGAAGCTGGTCTGTAGAGTACAGAGTGCTTTGCTGCTGTTGGATGTTCTGTAGCTCTACGGTTTTGTCTACGATTTCAAGGCCGGTGTGAGAGACTTCAAGGTCTTTGTACTTCTTGGTTCTCTCAAGAATCTCGGTAAGGTGTCTGGCCTTAAACTCAAGAATGTCCACCACGCCACGCTCGCGTGAGCGGTCGCTCTGTGCTGCTTGCCCGCCGCTGTTGTTTATCAGGCTGGCTGACTCATTGAAACGTAGGCCAAGCTCTGCAGGGTCTACACCCTGAACCGCAAGATACAAAGAAAAAAGCATATTCATGTACCCGGAAAACTCCATGTCTCTGTTCGATTGCTGTATCGGGTTCCACCGCAGGTCTTGTACGCCGGCAAAGAACGGGCTGCGCCATGCTGAGTCTGCACCGTTGAAAAGCGCAGCAAATCTCTCTTCCAAGTCATTGAGAACCTGCTGATCCACTTCCTCTGCCGTTGAGAAGAACCCCTTTGGCGTTCTGTTGGTAGTGAAATTGCCGCTATTGTACTTCAGGGCATTGATCGTGGACATGATTTCTTTGAACGATTCTTCAATCGCAGTCCACCCAAAGTATTGGTGGTCGATCTCGCTGGTCTTGTACATCCAGTCCACAATCAGCTCGCCGTGGTGGAATTTCTCCACTACCTGCCCGTTGATCTCTTGGACGTATTCGATGCTTCGATCCCCGTCAAAGCCGTCATACGGGTTCACAGGGATAATCGTCGCCCCGTCGATAGAGGCAAAATCCACAATCTCTCCAGTGCGGTCGAATCGCAGTGATGTCGCAATGCGGTCGATGGTCAGCAGGTCGCGAACCATCTTGTCTGACATCTGCGGCAGCTTGTCCTTGCGCATGGTTGCGCCCTCAAAGTCTCTGCGCCCTGTCTGAAACAACCACTGCTCGCACTCATCAATCAGCTTCTGCTCGACTTTTGTGGGTGCTCTGCGCAGATCGCGCATCTTTACCTTGAAACCGGGCTTATCTTTCGCCTCTGACCGAAAGCTGAACTTGCGTATCTGTGATGCCCTTAGCCGCATCACCATGCCGTGAAGGATGAAATTGCGGGCGATTTTTCTGAGTATCGGGTACGGGATTCCCTCTGTCTTCTGGATCATCCCCCGAGAGCCGCGACCAATTTTGAACCGCGTGGGGTTTTCTACGAACGCCTTTACCCCATTCCCCTTCACATGGGAATTGGACATCGCCATTTTGGCGTTTTCTGCGCCGGGCCGGTTTTCCGGTAGCACCGGCATCCCAAAATCGTTCAGCTTGATTTCGTTGATCTGATTCTTTGTCTGCTTAGGGGTATTTGATCTCCGGCGAGAATCCAAGTCTTTATTGCCTGTTTCTGCCTGCTTTTTGCTCGCACGGGCCATATTCTGCGTTCCTCCGCTTCACACACTCTGGCAAGTCGTTTATGACCCGCTCATCGCAATTGTCTTTTTAGCTTTTGTCCGTGGGTTGTGAACCTTGATTTTCTCGTAACCTATCCGGGCGTATGTAAACGCATGAGCAAAGTGGTCTGGGCCAATATGCTGAACCACATGGTAGACCTTGCCATTATCTTCATCCATGTAGTACGTTGACGCCAGCGCGTGAATGTGCTCCACGAAATACTGCGTTGCCCGCGTTTCTTCCAATGGGATCGCAAACCGCTTGTTGCGAAAAGTCTCCATGGTTTCCATCAGCTCTACGGTTCTTGGGATTGTCACAACGCCCCTGTTTTCTTGCCATGTGATACCTACGGATGTTTTGGACACCTTTTCGGCCTTCGAGGCGTTCACGTCATAAAAAGCACCCCAGCACCGATCCCCATACGTGTCGCGCAGCTTTGCATTGTCCCTGATCCCGATGCCGTTTGCGTCGTTGACGATAATGTCTGCGTCGAATACGTCTATCACCTTCTTGGCAAGCTCTACGTGCTGGTCTGCGCTGGCCTTGAAACCATGCTTTACGAGGGTGTCATTCGCTATCCGCATGACAAACATGACTCGTGGCATATCCTCGTCCATGCCCACTCCGTCGCCGACTACAACAAGCCATGATTCCGACTCGCCCCAGTCGATACCGATTGCCAGATGCCGCATATCGTCCGACCGGCGCATGATATTGCGGAATGCCATATCCTGACACGCCCTGATCTCTTCTTTCGAGACTCTGGTTGAGTCGCCGGCATACTGGATGCCAACAACCTCATTGTAAAACTGATGAACAAACCGCATACGCAGGTATTTGCGGTTTATCTCTTTGCCGGTCTTCCATGCCAGCATCATGCCTGTAATCAGGTAGCTGGCTATATCCTTGCGCATGGGGAACTTGGCTATCCAGCGTGATGTTTCCTCATAAACCGCGCTGGTTTTGTCCATGTACGCGCCGCAGTACCGGCACCCTATGTACGTTTGCTCCAATGCACGATCCTCTTCGTCCTGATTCGCGAATTTACCGCGCTCCACAAAGTTGATGATATTGTCGGGGAACAAGAGTGTCTGCTCACGACCGCACGTCTGGCAAGTGCAGTACCAATTAAACTGCGACCCCAGCAGGTATTCCGAGTGTATCCCCATGTTTGGCAGGGTGGGCGTCGATATGTATATCTTGAGGCCACCATACTTCGCGTGTGAGGTTGATTCTGAATATACGTCCTTGATCTTTGGGTTGTGCGTGTTAAACTCGTCAAAGACAAGATGCTCTGCCGATGGCCCGCGACCGCCGTGCTCGTTGTATGCGCCATCCACCGTGTAAAACGATGTGCTGGTAAACTTCTTCTCTGTCAGGTTGTATGGTTTATCCAGCATCCGCTTTATGTTCGGGCTGGTGTCGATTGCAACGGTGATTTTCTCTTTGGCTATCTGATTCGCTACGCCGGCAGTGGGGAATAAGTGGCGGACGTTGTAGTAGTCTTTGGTGATGCACTTGAACAGTGCATAATTGATCTCTGTCTCTGAAAACTCTGACTGGCGGCACTTCATCGCCACCTTCACACGCGCCGGATCATTCAGGTATTGCCTGAGGTATGGCCTTGGTGCTCTCTTCAGGTAGAAGAGTCCGTTCTCAACGTAGTAATCAAGATGCTGTTTGTCGATCTCTGACAAATCGACCGATATTTTTGCGTGTTCCCATGACCACGGCTCACCGAGAATCACCCGGTTCTTTTCGATCCACTCCCATGCGTCGCCTTTCTCATAGCGAAACTCGATCTCGCTATGAGCCTGCTTTACCGCATCGGATATGACACCCCTAAAGGTAGGGAGTATCCCGACCAAATCAATACCTCATTGATGCGATTGATTTTTTGCTGATCTTTGTTACGACGCCCTTTTTCCCACCGGGCCTGTTGGATATGTGCTGAGACAATGCGCGACTCGCTGATGCTGCGCCTTTGCGGTGCTTCACCCCTGCGTTTATGTGGCTCATGTATTTTGCGTAACTTGCGTGGCTTGGGTCACTCGCACCCTTTGTCTTGAGGCGTTCTGCCTGTTTCTGATGGAATATGGTTTTTTGGGTATGTGTGCGCAGCGTTT